GACTAAGATATGATCTTTATACATATCAGGTCTAACGTAAACAACTCCAATATCACCTGCTAAAAAGAAAGTAGCATTAGAAGGTGTTATAACTGCTTCTTGCGGATAACAGTTAAACAAAGCCAAGAAGCTAAATACTGTTTCAAGCATAAACGTCTCCTCATATTTCACACACTCCTGCTGTACAAGCCAGAGTCTGTACTCCTTCTACGTTATCATCAACCTCGATGAGACTATCCCACTCAATACTAGTAGGCATCTTGTGAAGCAGTTCTTTATACTCCTCCTCGGTACACTCTTCATAGGGTGCTTGTTTGTATGTCCCACCATCGTAGGGCAAAAAGCTAACGCCACTAACATCATCGAAGTTCTTCCAGATCCATGAGCCTACCTCAACCCATTCGTCCTCCTCAACAGAGATAGTGACTGACGGCTTATGCTCACACCAATGCTTCTGATACATCAGCCACAAGTCTAAGTGTTGTATCGCTGTTAGGTCATCACGCAGTAGTGCATTAGGTGGTGACTTTTTAGGAAAGCTGAAGACAGTGGTAGACTCTGGACGCATCACACAATCCTCAGACGGTATGCCCTGCTCAGTCATGAACGTCGATAGAGGATCTTTCTTATCGCCTCGAACCCTGCGAACATAATATTTACTATGTCTCGTGTGAATGCCAGAGGCACTATCAACAAGCTGACTAACAGTGCCAGAAGGCTTAATACAAGTGATGGCAGAAGATACAGGAATATCAAGCTCAGTGGATAACTGTAAGTTAGTATCAACTGATATGTCTCTGAGTCCCTCAAGCATTGACTTAGTTTGTTCACTGGTTTCTCCCATGAGTTTGTTATCCAAGATACCAGTCAGTGACACGCCCAGTAGTCTTTCAGCCTCAGTGTTTTTTTGCCATATTTTTCTAAGGTATGGGAAGTGAGTCATCGTAGACTGATACGTTCCTAATATAGTAGCTAACCTAACCTTACGTTCTAAGTCGTACTTGGTATCTGTGTCTCTAACCACAACCTCAGACAAGTTACAGAACTGATACGGTCTAAGGATAATCTCTGAGCATGGGTTAGTACCAAACTCGAAGTCTGTATCTCTACGACCATTCTTCTTAGCAGTAGCAACAGCAGCTTCTCGATTAAAGATACCTCGCTCACCGCTATGACTGTGATACAAGCTGGTCCACTCGTTGAGGAACTGACCAACATCAGGCTTTGTAGCATACACAGCAGAGTTGTTAGCTAATGCACGTTGAGGATTAGCTTCCCACCACTGACCTACCTTAGCGTGTCTCATCTTGTCATCTTCCAGATCAGACAGTGAGATCATAGCTGAACGTCTAACACCACCTACTACTACAACCTCAGCTACCTTACACATAATGTCGTGACACTCTAATGTGTTGAGCTTTCGTCCTGCTGCACCTTTGAACTTGTTAATTACAAATTCAATCAACTCATTAAGTGGTGCTGGTCCACTGGCTCTACCACCAAACGTCTTGAGCCTAGCACCTGCTGGTCTGATCTTTCTTAGATCCCACTTAGGTATCTCACCTGAGTACAGTAGTGCTATGACTTGACGTAATGCTTTAGCCCATCCTTCTTTACTATCAGCAACAACGATAGTCGTGTCTGACTTGAATAGCTTCTCAGGGATCTCAGGTAGCTTGTCAACGTACTTATGCTCGACACTGAAACCTACACCAGTACCACACAGTAGTATGTACATAGCCTCATCGAATGCTTTAGGATCATCAACAGGAAGATAACTACAGTTGTATCCTGCTGTATTGTCCCTGTCCAGAGCCTTACCTGCTGACATGATAGCTCTCATAGAAGGTACAACCTCTAGGTTCTTGATAGCCTCACGCATCTCTGAGTCTGTTTCCATCGGGATCACATAGTTATACTTAGTCTCCAGATGATTCTTCATGAAGTCCATGTACCTATCGACTGTCTCAAACCAGTTCTCTCTACGTCCTTCGTCCTGCACAAACCTGCAGTACCTGCTCTTAGCAATATATTCTTGGTAAAAATCCATCATTCTATTTCCTTTATAAGTTTATCGTAGTTGTCTTCAACTACATCTTCAAATCTATCTAAAACGTCTTCAGTTGTTAAATTTAACAATTCTATTATATCTACCTCGTCAAACTGCATTAGCTTTTCTTTTAACTCGTTAATCGTTAAGTTCATATTTATCTTTCTCGGCATCTTCATTAGTCATAACGACCAACGCTGCATACCCACCTATATCATGCCATGAGTCGTTAAGATAGCAGTTACCGTTAAGTATCCTAGCCATCTTGTTAGCTATCATGTCAAGACTTTCTCTCATATAAGTAGGCATAGCCCTATAATTAGGAGAGTCTTTGATTATTGACTTTATGTTTTGAGATATGTCACTCACAACACGGTACTGCCCATACTGTCCTTCTCTTGTTGATAATGTCTCATTTATTTCCATATTGTTTCCTTAAATAGTTAAGTGATACTGGCATCTCGTCAAAGCTACCATCGTTTACTTCGTTTAGCATCCAGATACCAGACCAGCTACCATTAGTTTGAGGAGTTAGGTAGTCCTCATCATGTTGATAGTAGATACCAGCAAAGATACCCGTAATACCTTTACCGTCTGCTTTCTTACTGAAGGAAATAGCGCGGTCTTGTACGTGTCCCATAATACATGACATATGTTTCTTTTGTAAAAGTAAACCAGGATTACTAACAGGTCTACCCATCACACCAGACGTAAAGTAATGACTGTATGCTATGCCATTAATGACAGGAACAGAAAGAAAAGCATGTACCTCCCAGTTATATTTCTTTAGATTGAAATCACTGTAACCAATCAACCCTTCTAGTTTTCTATCTGATTCGATAGCTCTTTCGATACGTTGCTCGTGATTACCAATAAGAAATATCTTCTTGGGTTTCCATACCTTCTTCTTGTTGACACGCTGTCTCTTCTGCTCCTCGATGATAGGCTTCATGAATACATCCATAGCTTTGTTACCAGCTTCGATGTCATCATTGTATGTCCTACCCTCGAATGCTTTCTTACCTACGTCATAGACACTGAGACTTGGCATGTCCCAATGATCTCCTAGATGAACTATAACATCAGGCTTAGTCTTGACAGCGTACTCACCTGCCCATTCTAAATGCTCGAATGAGTTATTGGGTTTGCATTGTGTATCAGGAATTATCAAATGTCTCATTGGTTCCTTTCAATAAAGTAACAAAATATTCAGCATCAATAACAGCAAGAGGCTTAGAGTGATTCTGTTTGACAATGACTGTTGGTTGTCTACCCTCAGGACAGTTGTCAGCAGCCTGTGAGTAGAAAGCATAAACAGCCATTGACTCTCTTGACTTACACTCTACTGATATGCCTAACTGATCTCCTACCTCTTGAGAGAACAGTATGTCCTCACCTCCAGCACCCATGCTAGTTGATCTTACATCGGACCTGGAAAACGAGAATTGTTCAATAAGCTGATCTCTGAACCACTGTTGTAACTTTCTGCCTTTGGCTTTTGCACTTTGGGTTTTGATGGCTTTCTCCTTAAATCTAAAAACTTATCTAATCTTACTTTCTTAATACTCTTAATCCACTGTTTAGGTATGTGTATCCTAGAGTTAGACTGATCGTGAGATATAACAGCAGCAAGGCAAATAGCATCTTCTGTCTCGTCAACAATAAATCCAATACTAAGACAAGGATGTACATCTACTTTTACTTCTGTTTCCCAACCACTATCAGACACAGCATCAACCCATTGGACATAACCTATTGTGAATTGCTTGGCGGTTTCCACAACTGCTTCTCTTGTCTTCTTATCCATAGCAACCTCGCACGTTCAGTTAGTTTATCAATGTCATTGTCGTAAGCAGACAGTACCTCGTCAAATAATTGTTGCTCACCTTCACAGTCTTTAAGTATCTTCTCTGCTTTCTTTGGTCCAATACCTTTCAATCCTGGAATGTTATCAACACGATCACCAGTTAGTATCTGCATATAAAAGTTTCTTATGGCATCTTCTTCCTTTACATAATATAAATCTTGTTTAACAAAGTTGTAGTGCCAGCCACGTAACATGTCTAAG